GGGTGGGCAACAGTTCTTTCGAGGATGAAATTGCTCAAGAAAAACTTTACTGTGAGATGAACTCAGGAGGCCTGTGGTATGACAGCCCAGAACGCTATGCCAAAATCTGTTCACCTGAGTCTGGTGCTGAAACAGATACGTACCAAGTTGAAATCCAAAAAATGCCCCGTTCGCAAAATGCAGGCATCCTCACTTTCTAGAGACCTTGAAAGGTGGGGGGATATAGTTGTCTATGACACTAAGGTTCTCCGTGATATAGTCGCCGAATCCATCGCTTACAGACTAAGGTTAAGTCCTCGCTATGTCAAAAACCGACTCGACGCCATCAGCCGAATCGCCTGCTATGATGAAACGCCGGATAGTGGCGGAGTGGAAGGGTAAGATAGCAGGCAACCAGAATTGGGCTTTACGGGCTGCAATTCGTATATCTCAATTTCAAACTTCAGAAGAGCAAAACACTAGAGCCACACTGATAAGTAACGGAGTGGGGTTCACTGCCTTTGACGCCGAGTTCGTGACCAGTGTGGTACAGCAACACCTGGAAGGCAGACGTTTAACCAAGAAACAGTCTGATGCACTTCGAAGAATAATGCCGAAATATGCGGCTCAACTCTATGGGATAGTTTATGGGAATGCCAACGGCAGTAAACCAGTTGAAGAAAAAGCTCGAGGCTGAGGCCGGTATTATCTTCGTTAAACACGACCAGAACAACTACAGCGCCACACTGGATGGTGAGTTCATCATCCCGTCCCAACGCACACTGAGCCAAGCCGTGTGGCTTGTCGCTCGTCAACTGGGGGAGGAAGTATGAACAACTACCGGATGAGCCACTTCACGTGGCAGGCCGCACAGGAACACGCCGAGAGACTTCGTCTGGCTAACGCCAAAAGTGTCTCCGTTGTTGAAACCTCTAACGGCTGGGATGTCACCTGGAGACAAAAATGAATAGTAAAATTGAAGTGTCGCGGGAATTGCTGGAACGACTTGCAAGCAAGGCCAGTTGCGTGAGGCGTGAGGCGTTACACGGGTTGCGTACCCTACTTGCCGAAGTGCAAGAGTTCGATGAGGGTAAGACCCGTGCTGACTTCGAACGTATGGCTGCTGTCGTTTACCCGGGTGCGCTGTCGGCTGGTCGTCACCCGATTCATGGCACTTACGTCAATAACAATCTTGAGAAACGTTGGAAAGGCTGGAAGGCCTGTGAGGAATTCCGTTCGGGCATCGTGCCTGTACAGCAGAGAGGGAAGTGAGTATGAAACATGCGATGGTAGATGTAGAGGCCCTCAGGCTTAACAAGCCGTGGCGAGCCCCGATCCTGGAGATTGGTGCGGTGATCTTCACCGACATGGGAACGGTGTTGCAGGCCAAACGTATTCTCGTCAAGAAAGAGGGATTACCGCGCTGGGCTAGCGTCGAGAAATCCACACTGGAGTTCTGGCGGGAACAGCCCTACTTCAGGGAACTGCAACGGGACATCATGCGCCTCGGAGTTGAAGCTCGGGATGCCATGATGGCCCTCAAGGACTTCCTGGAGCACAACCAGGTAGAAGCGGTATGGTTCGCGGGACCTCAGTACGATCAGGTCATGTTGGAAGCCTACTTCTCCGATTTTGGTATTGAGCCTCCATGGCGTTACAACGATACCCGTGACCTGAGGACGATCCGGAAACAGCACCCGGGAGTCTACGGTCCTCTAATCGAGAAACGCAGTGGTACTCATCAAGCGCTCGATGACTGCCTGTTCCAGGTTTCGGTACTGCGCGGCATCAGTGAGGAAACCGGGCATAGGTGGTTATGATGGGGCTTAACTACAACGTGCAAGTCCAAACCACTCACGGAATGGTTATCGGTTTCAGCGGACAATTTTTCCGGGAACACTATGGATCTCTGCCTTTCCTAACTGGAAAACTTCCCGAGTTGGTAGCTGAGGAGGGTTGGAGCCAACTGGTCAGCTATACCCAGGCTACTGAGTTTTTGCGGAGGTTCGGGGAGAAGGAGCATTTTCAGCAGTGGCGGGGTCATTATGCCGGTGAGATGTACCGGATAACGATTGCATAGGAGGCGCTGAGATGCGCTGAGGCGGGAAATAGGCCCGGCGGGGATAGTACCCTACCGGGCTTTTGCTTGTAAGGCCTTAAACTGGACCCCAGATCGAGCCGTTGGAGCAGTCGAACCGGCGATAGGTCTTCATGCGAACCGATGGAGATACCGAGGTGGACATAACGCCCACACCGGTCGACTGCTGCATCTGGACTTCGGTCTTGTTCATAGTTTCCTGTGTGGCCACGCATCCGTTCGTAGTGGCGTATTCGTCCCATTTGCTAGCGCAACCAGTGATGGACAGGGCGACGGTCATAGCGATCAGCAGTTTCATTTGGTATCCTCGGTTGGTGGCGTCTTCGGGTAACGCTCCTTGACAAGGGCGATTCTAGAGTAGAAGGGCTCCACCTTGGCAATGGCGCCATCGTGCATACCATGCCAGAGCATGTCCATCTGCTCCTCCAGGCTGGGGTACTCCCCGGCCCTTCTCTGGGCGTAGTCTCCCCTATGCGTGAGCTTCATAGAACACCTCGTAGTCCAGGTATGGCCACAGGGATACTCGGACAAGGTAGTTGCCCGGGAACTCGAAGTCAAGTTCTATATCGGTCCCGTCCGCAGTATAGTCCTGGCCGTCGATGGTAACTGTGGATCCCTCCGCCACTCCCCTCAGGACATGGCCGTCTAGAACGATGCCGGATGAAGGACGTTTGACAATCTCACCGTCCCGGACGTAATCGTTATTCCAGTCGATCAGGTATCCGAGCGGCAGGAAGAGTCTTCCTTGGTAAAGCGGCATCTCGGTTACTTCCTGATCGCTTACCGGATAGGTAATAACCGAGAGAATCCTGCCGTTCTCGTCGTATTCAACGATGGTCATTTTTTTACCTCAGTGATGGTTAGGGCCCTGGCGTCGGTATAGATTGCAGCACTGGCACTTACGTCCGGGCTCATCTGTAGCTGAATCGTGTTGGCCCCAGCGGCCAATGACAGAATCAGGTTAATAGCCAAACTGTAGGAGGGCATGCCATTGAAGGAAGAGGAACTCGTCGTGTGGCCCATGCAGCGTCCGCTAGTGTACACGGCACCGTTGATCAGAATCCGCCAGTATCCGCCAGGCCACGAGAAGGTAAACGTGTACTGACAGGAAAAGTTCATCAGCGCGGGTTGACCGGTACTGGTGTAACTGATGATCGACACATTGCCCCAGTTCAGAGACCCATTGACTCCGCCCCAGGAGCTAACCCCGCCGCTGTAGTAACTAACTGGCAGGGTTACAGCACGACCAGCAATCTTCAGGGTGTCAACAGCAAGGTCCTGGATCTTACCGGTAGTAACACTCAGATCTTCGATTTGAGCGGAACCAATAGCCGCATTGCCTATCTTGGCCCGAGTGATGGCGGCATCCACGATTTTAGCTGTGGTTATGGTAGCGTTCTGGATAAACGCCGAATCCATGTACACCACACCATCAACGACTACGAACGGGTAACGACGATTGGGGGTGTTCGGGTCGGTAACGGCAAAACGGCTAGCCGCAACAATTACCTGTGACTCGATGATCCCCTCGTTGTTCTCTACACCAACGCCAATGCCCGCCAGGTAAGTTTTGCCATCTACCGTCAGTTGGGTTTTGATGGTATACATGGCAGCGAGTTGATTGATCAGGGCCTCGACGGCCACCATGGCATCATCGCCGCCCTCGATCTTGTCCAGAAGGTTCTGGGCGAGCTGAGTCTCGTCGATCTTACCGGTCAGGTAGTCGAGGATATCGGAAGCGTCCTGTTCCGCCTGGCCATACACCGGCCCGAAGAACGCCCCAACGTTACCAATCCTATCAACCAGGCGTGCCCAGAAGTAAAAGGCCGAATTACTTTTGAGCCCCATCATTACCATGCTGTCTTGCGGGTAAGCATAATCTCCCTGTTTGGTGGCCTCGCTGAGGTCATTTGAAAGCCCGTACCAAATCTCAGTCCTCTGAGTAGTATCAGCATTCGCCCCCTCGGGGAAACCCCACTTGAGGTGGATACCGAACACCAGTTCCTCCGGCGTAAGGAAGGTTACAGTCGGAGGTGGCTCTGTCTTACCGTCAAGGGTATACTCAATGGAGTTGGCCCACACCGAGCCAAGTCCGTTCGAGTTGAACGCCTGAATGCGTGCTTGGTACCGACCCGCAAGAATGCCAACAACCTCGAACCTGGTAGAACCAGTTCTCCCTGCCCGAATCCAGTTACCGTTGTTGTAACGCCACTGAACCTCATAGGCGACAGCGTTGGCAGAACCATCCCACACGATGTTCATCGTGGTATTGACTAGGCCCTGGGACACAGACCAGTCTGAGGAGAGTACAACGTTGCTTGGCGGAGCCTGTACACTGGGAGGAATAACCGTTATTGGCGGGGATTCGATACGGGTTCCTGTATCCACGGCATCAAACTTGGCGCTCACATGCTTGGTGGCTGTGATTTTGAACTGCATGTTCTCGCCGGAGAAATCCTCTTGAATCGAAAGAATGCGGAACTGCCGGGTCGCCAGTGTGGGACTATCAACCGCCCAGATGGATTGGTCCACCGGGATATCCGGGAAGTCCTCAGTAACGGTGATCAGATGTACGGACTCAGCCGTGGAGATGGTGTCCCAGGTAATCTCGGTGTTGGAGAAATCCTCGAGCATACTGTCGAAGGATACCGGAATACCGACATCCTTGACTACACGGGATACCGCAACCCCGTTAGGCATAATCACCGTAACGGTGTCCCCAGTGAATACCTCGACTTCCGAATCGAGCTCAATGGAGTTGATGGTTGGATTCTTGATGCGTCCGCCGATACGCCGACCAGCCAGTGCGTTGTCTGCGACCCTAACGATCTTGCCAGGCCTGACCAAAATGCCATCCAGGGAGACGGCAAAGTTAACGGTGTCGGTTTCCAGTTTGTTGGTCAACAGGGTCCAGCGTCCGAGTCTCTGGGCTTGAGCCTGGGAGGTACAACCGATGGCAGTTACCTCGGTCTGACGGTGTCCGAATAGGGCTAATTGCTCCCGATCTTCAACATACTCGACTTTGGCTCGGTAGAAATCGTTCGGGTCATTCCAGGACACCAAGCAAACGCTGAACCTGGCTTTACCGCCAGTTCCCCCGTAGTCGAAATTACCATCGATCACGTTGGCGTTGGTATAGGTATAGGTTGGGTCCTCAGGCATATCTGAGGAAGCGAATACTTGGCTGGACCCCCAATAGCTCATGCCACGGAAAATGGCAGCGATGTCTTGCAGTACCTTCAGTGCGTCGGCCCGTTGTTGCAGGTAAAGGTTACAGGTAAAACGGGGCTCCAAACCACCTTTACCATCCGATACCATTTGATCGCAATACTGAGCAATTCGGTACAGTTCATAACGGTCAACCTGGAAGGGTTTAACCATGTGACCCAAACCATAACGTTCGTTGGTCAGCAGGTCATAGTAGATCCAGGGCGGGCAGTTGGTATATGCCACCTTGAAGGTACCATTCCACACACCGGAGTAAGTGCGCAGGACGGGGTCATAGTTGGAAGGGACGCGGACGCGGACGCCACGCATGTGGTACGCACGAGTTGGAGTCGAGTTAAACTGGGAGGCATCGAACTTCATTGCCACCAGGGCGCTGTTCGGATAACGAAACTTGGCGTCCACAATCTCGGTGTAAGATACCACGCTGGTGTTGTTGACGATCAGCCCGGAAGTGGAATCGAAGGTAGTACGGATCACCCAGAAGGTCCAGCCGTCGTTGGACGGCGGCAACTCGATCCGGTGGGAACGCTCGTACAGGTCCGTAGTCTTGCCGGAGAATGCACTGGTCAGTACGGTGTTACGAGGGCCCGATCCGACTTGTAACTCCACACGATAGGCGACGTAGGACCCATTGGTGTCACCGGTGCTGGCACTCTGTTCGGTCATGCGGCTGGTTGCCAGGCGAATACGGACCGCAGACAATTGGTTGTTGGTAAGGGTCTTTACGTACGGGGCCGTGTACAGCAGGGGGTAATTTACCGATACCTCACTTTCTACGCTCGGGAAACCGGTGATGTGTTCCTGATCCTGAGTACCGTTCCTGGTTTGCAGGTTCATTCTCGGAAAGTTCTCGGACCCATCGCTGTTCAGGACCGGAGTCTCGTTGAGGTACACGGAACGATAGCCGTCCACCAGGCCCTCAATTTCACCTTCTGACACCAGGTCGAGGATGTTGGCGTAGGCGATACTGGCCAGGCTATCCGGGGCTTCGACTGGAGCTCTAGGAGCCTTCTCGGCTCCCCCTTTAAATCCGGAGATGCTCTTAGCGGAAATCTCCCTGTTGGCTCTTGCTACAGCTACGGCTAAGAGATTAAGTTTCATTGCTGATCCTCGGCGTAAATGCCAGCACTGATCACCGCACTACCCACGATCATCTCACCGTAAAGAATGGGAATAGCGTTACCCTGGGCGCTGGTGTTGACCGGTCCATTGAAAGAGTAGCTGGGTCGATTGTTCACATCATCCGCTGACCCCAGGCCTTTTGTCTGAGGTGCAAGCATTGCAGCCACACCACCGAGGGTCACGGATACCGCCAGAGGCAGAAGTGCCGGGTAGAAAAAGGAAGCCACCAGTAGTACCACACCAACAATGGTCTGGATGAGTCCGGCTCGCTTGCTCCCCTGGATGATGGGTGCGATACGAATCTCCTCACTTTTGAAGGCCGGGTGTCCGAGTTCCTCGTGAGAAACGTTTTTCTTGCCAACGAAGACCCCGAAGGTTAACCCCTTGTCCCGGGCTTCGGTAAGGAACTTTTCAAAGCCGGGCAGCATTGAGCAAAGTGCCCGGATGGCATCTTTGGGGGTGAATACGACCATTTCATGAAAACGGCCAAACTTGTTGCCCAGGACCCCGTACAGTCGAATGGTTCTTAATCTTTCACCCGCAACTAAATCAGCCATGATATCTCCAGATACTAACTGTGTGTCTCAGCCAATAACCCCCGAAGACATCTCGCTTCGAGTCGTTTCCGTACATGTGGTGAAGAATGCTGCCAGGCGTGGGGTGGAGTCCTGACTGACTTTTCAGCGTACCGTGTTCCAGGTAGATGGCAGCGTGGTTGGGGACGGGTGACTTGATTTGCATCAGGACAACATCACCTTCCATCAGAACGATATCTTCGACGTTTTCACCAGCCACTTTCTTAAAGCCAGCCAGAGGCAGAAGTTCCCGGTAGTAATCTTTACCACTCATCCACCAGTCGTCTTCTCGCTCATACTTCCCCAGGTCAATGCCGAGTTCCCAAGAGTAATAGTCGAGAATTATCTGCAGGCAATCGAGTGTGCCATGGTGGAAAGGCCTACCAACCAGTGGTGATTTATAGCCACTGGGCTCGATAACAGACATACCCGAGCGGTACACCTCACCCTCCTGGTTGGTGTGGACGCTGTAGATGTACCAGGGCAACCCACTGGACTCGCAACTAACTCGATCACCTTCCGAGGCTTTCTCAGTCCAGTTCGGGTGAGAGTGAACCACACCAACGATTGGTGATAAGTCCTCGGCTTTAGTCCAGTCCTCAGCACTGATCCTGAAGTGTTCCTCCTTGTCTCCCGCCACGTTGACGCACGGGAAGTAAGTACCGTTTTGCAGCAGGAAACCGCAAGCCTCACGCGGGTACTGGGAAATTATGTGTTGGTCAATTGACGCTTGAGTTGTAACTTTCATCGAATCATCCCCGCCGCTGCATAGGAACCGTATGGTAGAGGGTTGAGTTCGCCATACCTGAGTTTACAACTCCGGACCAGTCCGCCACACTTGTCCTTCGAGGCGTCGGTCGTTATTATGTCGTACTCGGTTGCCACTGGGGGGCCGTTGTAGCCGCAATAGGGGCCACGATATCCGCCGATAGTTAACCATCGGCAGGTATTCGCAATGATCTGACCCCGGGGTAGTTGCTGGCCCTCGAAGTCCAAAGGCGAGGAGAGTTCGAACTGGACACGTGTGGAGTTTTGGAGCGACTTGCGTTCCACATACCATACGTCTGGGGGAAATTCCTCATCGGGGTCTGCTTCGGGCATGCCATCCAGGTATTTACTCATTGTCCGGCGTCGAGTTACTTTGGAACCCACCAGGTCTTTGAAGTAAATGCACAGGGCTCCAATGTAACCGTCAACGTTCCCCAGGGAGATATTGGGTACGGGTTGTTTTGCCGTACCAGTCATCTCGAATCCGGAACACTCGACCGGCCACGGTGAGTATTCCAGTCCCTGGAAGAAGATACTGCCAACCACCAGTTGGGAATGAAACCGGTAAATCTCGGCCCCCAGATTGCTAGCGTCTACCTCAAAAAGTTCTACCAGGGACCCCGGTTCCAGGCCCTGGATATCGGCATTGATCATGTTATGCTCCAGAGTCCTTAAGCAGGCCTTGTCTCGTTCCACTTATACAGCGTGGCGTTTGCAAGGGTCAGGGTATAGGTGGCGCCGTTAGGAATCCACAGGGTGATGCATGACGACATATTGCCCGCCCCCGTCGTTTGGGCTGGCCCGTTCGCATGCGTGGTGGTATTGCCCGCGTGCACAACCGTGATGGTCGGCCCGAATCCCCCGGACGCACCACTGTTGAGAACCGTAATACTGATGAAGAACCCGGTACTTGTATAGGGATTACCTGCGGCACGACTAGCAGTTAAGTCGCGCCACGGCGCATTGAGGATCGTTTCGATAGAGGTAATACCGAATGCCGCCTTAATCCCCGCCAATGTTGTTTGTCCAGTCCCGCCGAACAACAGACCGAGCGGGATCTTGGATCTCAGCCATGCAAGAGAATTAGCCATTATTCGGGCCTCACTGGTCGTTTAGTTTGATCGGGGAAATCCGGAGCTTCGTGCCACAACCGCACGTCAGTGCGGTAGTTCAGCCACTGTTTCCGTGTGCCAGGCAATGCGTCTTCGGCTTCTTCTTCAATGGCCAAAAGTTGATTGGCAATTGTAGCCATCTCTTCGGTTTGCCATTGCAGTTCAACAGCACGAAGCTGCGAAGGACTTTCCGACCAGCCGGGAAACAGCCAGAGTTGATCGAATTGTTCAGGCATTTCCTCCACAACTACGTATGGGACTTCAGGTACAGTCCCATCAAACAAACCGAGCTGAACACCTTCCGGCGTTACACAGTAAATAGTACTCATGGTCGATACTCGATAATTGCACGCCAGTTGGCCAGGGTGAGAGCAAAACCTACACCAGTAGTCTTGTTCATGAGTCCATAGGCCGCAGGTTGGCGAACAGTGACGTTAGTGGAATCAGCAGAAAACTGCATACCGATGTCGGCGTTTTGCGCAGTCAAAAGACGTAGAGAGTATTTAACCAATTCCCCTACTACAAAACCACCTTCTGCAATCTTGCACACCACATAACCGTTGAAGTCAGTGGGTGGAGGGTTCATTCCGTGCGCAATAGTAAACGAACCACCGGTGGTAAGGGCTAATTCAGCAGTCCGTGTAGGTTTGGTCTGCTTCGTATTATCAAGGGCGGTTATTTGGGCGCCCTGCGATGTAACTTGACCGGCCAAAGCGGTTACGTCAACGCTGCCAAAGTTAGTCGCGTTCTTCGCCGCAACGGTGCACCAGATAACAGTTGCGCTGACTGGACGAGTTTCATTACCGACTCGTGGTGTTCCGTTGGTGCCATCAGTAATAATTCCACTACTGGCAACTTGTGGGCCTGTGCGTGCTGCGAATCCCGAAGAGAAATACCAGCCGGATACATTAGGGCCTGTACCGCTAGGAGCTGTTAGCGGGAATGGGTTGGAACTTGCGGAGGTAGCGCCATGCTCGTGCCCTTGCGATTGATCAAGCTGGAACAGACCCGGCGTCCCCGCCGAGTTTTTGCCGTAGCCACGCAGGAAGGCGGCAGCAGGCGTATTGCCATCCGCATGCTTACCGTTCGTGTCCGGCATGCGGAAGGTAGTCGAGCCGTCACCGCTGGACGGCAGGCCCCGGCTCAGATACGGCGTTGCCAGCCAAACCGCGTCGGTAACTGCGATGGGCGCGTACAGTGCCCACAGGTCTGGATAGGTCGCCCGGTTTACAAGTTGACCGTTCTCAGGCAGGCAGCCGCTTGGA